CGGATGTTAGCGAGGGAACAACTGTTGTGGGAACAAATGTAGAGTATGCTCCTGTTGTAGAAGCTAATGATGATACAAAGCACAAAGTTGGTAAGGCACATTTTATGCGTGATGCAATTACCGAAAATACAGGCTCATATCAGAACATCGCAGAAAAACATTTGAAAAGTTTATAATATCGTGATAATATAAAATTGGTTTCATATTTTGAAACTCCTTTCGATATAGGAGGCTGCTCTCCCCCATAGAGTAGCCTTCTTTTTTATGTTATTGACAAATTATTTAATCTTGCTATAATTAAATTAGTTGTATAAATTCAAATGGCGAAGAAACGCCACCGAAGAAACGGAGGATTTTGAGATGGCACTAACAAGAACAATGTTAAAATCAATGGATATCGAGAAAGATAACATTGATAAGATTATTGAGGGCCACACAGAAACTGTTGATGGTCTTAAAGAAGAACTTGAAAAATATAAGGCAGAAGTTGAGAAATTATCTGATGTTACCAAAGAGCGTGATCAACTGAAAGAGGCAGTTAAAAATGATAGAACAAAGGAACTGCAAAAACAGTATGATGAGCTAAAGTCAGAATTTGAAAAATACAAGTCTGATATAAAAGGTAAAGAAGTACAAGCAAATAAGTCAAAGGCTTATAGGTCCTTACTTAAAGAAGCTGGCATTTCTGATAAGAGAATTGATTCTGTTCTAAAAGTTACTGATTTATCAAAGGTTGAATTTGATGAAGATAATAACATTGTTAATGTAGATAAGGTTACAGAGTCCATTAAGAATGAGTGGTCTGATTTTATTGTTAGTGAAGGTAAGATGGGTGCATCAACACCTAAACCACCTGCTAATAATGGTAGCGGTGGAATAAAAACAAAAGAAGAGATTATGGCGATCAAGGATACAAGTGAAAGACAACAGGCGATTGCCGAAAATCACGAGTTATTTGGTTTCTAAACGGAGGACAATATTATGGGAGCAGAGACAAATGTTATCACAACATCGCAGATGAGAAAAGTGCGTGAGGTTGATTTCGTTGAGAGATTTTCTCACGATAGTTTATCAAAGTTACTAGAGGTACTTGGAGTTACCAGAAAGATTCCAATGATGGAAGGAACAACAATGTACCTATACAAGACAGTAGGTACACTTCAGAGTGGTAGTGTATCAGAAGGTGATGTTATTCCACTTTCACAGTTTGAGACAACAAAGACAGCAGTAGGTGAAATCACACTTAAGAAATGGCGTAAAGCTGTAACAGCAGAGGCTATCAAGAAGAGTGGATATGATGCAGCAGTTAATGACACAGATAGTGCATTACTTAAGAAGGTACAGGCTGGAATTAGAACAGACTTCTTCACATTAGTTAATGGCTCAATTACAGGTGCTGTTACTGCTTCTGGAACAGGTTTACAGGCTGCACTCGCAGATGCGTGGGGCAAGTTACAGATTGCATTCGAAGATGATACTGCAGAAGCTGTATATTTCTTAAATCCAACAGATGTTGCTGAATATCTTGGCGGCGCACAGATTACAGTACAGACTGCATTTGGTATGAATTACATTGAGAACTTCCTTGGCCTTGGAACTGTTATCTTATCATCACAGGTTACTGCAGGAACATTCGTAGCAACTGCAAAGGAAAATCTCGTACTTTACTATCTCACAATGAATGGTGATGTAGCAAGAGCATTCGACCTTACTGCAGATGAGACAGGATATGTAGGTATCAAGTCTGGTTATCAGAATGAGGAAAGAGCGCAGATTGAATCACTTGTAATGAGTGGTATTCAGTTATTCGTTGAGTATGCGGCAGGTGTAGTAAAAGGAACAATAAACTTGGGGGAATGACTAGTGCTACCGTTAGTCCTGAGGATGGTAGCACAGACTTTTGGGGCACAACAGCTTCGCAGATGCAAAGCAATGTCTCAGTATCAGGAAAGAAAATAACAGGAACACTCAATAAGTTGACAAGTGGACAGCTTGTAACCGATTGGGGCGAAGGATACTTCTTAGCACTTAAGTTCGATAATTTCAGTACAGGCTTAACATATTCAGATGTAAAGGTTGGAATGTCACCGTCTGTAAGTTCAGGACTTGTTACTCTTGATTCAGACAAGAACGGTGTATTCAAGGTTACTGATAAGGACGTACAGAAGTTAGTTGTTCGTCAGGAGAAGTCAGGTGTCGGCAGATTAACCGATTACTACGACTTAAGCGAATTAGTGCTTAATGAGGAGGATTAAGATGTCTGTTATTGTAGGAAACGGAAAGGCAGAGCAGAAACCTTCTGCAAAGAAGAGTGCGGCAAAGCCGAAAGATACAAAGAAAAAGGATAAGTAATTATGATTGACCAAATATGCAGAGAAATCAATAACTATTTTGATGTTGAAAGAATTTTTGACAATTTCACAATAAGCGGTGGTAGTATTGATTTATCTCTGCAAGAAGGTCAATATTTTCGAATTGTAGGCTCGTTATTTAACGATGGTGTTTACAAATATGGTGATGATTTAGATCTTAAGGATGAAACTTTTGATGGTGCTATCTGGGCGATGGCAGTACCAAATCAAGTTATAGCGTTATCAGAAGAAATAAATCAATGGATTCTTGATAATAGCGAGATTTTAAGTAGTCCGTATCAGTCTGAAAGTTTTGGTGGTTATTCATATAGTTTGAAAAGTGGTAGCGACAATGGTGGCTCACTTACTTGGCAAAGTCATTTTGCGAGTCGATTGAATCCTTGGAGGAAATTGAAATGTCATTGTTAGATGATTTTATGGAAAATTGTATAATGATTGACAAGCGTACTGTAGCAGATGGTTATGGTGGGTATACTACAGAGTGGGTTGAAGGCGCAGCATTTGAAGCGGCAATAACTCTTGATAGTAGTATTGAGGCTAAAATCGGAGAGCAACAAGGAGTTACTGCATTATATACTGTGACTACTAGCAAGGCTTTGAATCTACAATATCATGATGTGTTCAAAAGGTTAAGTGATAACAAAATATTCCGAGTAAAGTCAGATGGAGACGATAATCATACACCAAGAAGTGCTAATTTGAATATGCGACAAGTATCAGCAGAAGAGTGGAGGCTAGATAATGGATAAGGAACAATCGTTGCAGCAGTTTTGGTCTAGTTTCGGCTTACCAGCTTATGATGAGACATCAGTACCAGATAATGCAGTAATGCCTTATATAACATATAGCGTGGCCACAGGTAGCCTTGATGATATAGTTGGTATGACTGCTACAATTTGGTATAGGTCGAGTAGTTGGCGTGATATAACGATTAAAAAGAACGAGATAGCCGAAGCCATAGGCGTAGGCGGTTTAGTGATTAAGCTCGATGATGGTTATGCTTGGTTGTGTAGGGGAAATACATTCGCTCAAAGAATACCAAGTGCAGATGATATGGTTAGGGCATATTACTTGCAGATACAAGCAGAGTTTTTAACAAAGGATTAAGGAGGAAATGATTATGGGTAGATATACTGTAATGCCTGAAAATACATTTGATGCATTACAACTTGATGCAGGTGTACTGTTGAAGCAATTCGACATTGAAGCCGCATCTGCAGGACAACAAGGATTTGTTGATGCTGACATTCTTTGTGCAACAACAGGAGGAGTAAATCCTACTTGTGTACCAACTTATTCTGATTTTGCAGAAGATGTTGACAATGCACCAATGAATGTTAAGGAATTTAAGCATCTTGATTCTTGGGAATGCAAGATGACTACTACAGGATTAGGTACAAGTCCAGAACTTATTAAGATGCAATTAGGTGCGGCAGACATCGTTGATGGTACAAAGATTGTACCTAGACGAAACCTAGCACAGACAGACTTTTCAGACCTCTGGTGGGTAGGTGATAAGGCTAATGGTGGATTTGTAGCAATTCAGATCAAGAATGCACTTTCAACAGGTGGATTTAGCATTCAGACAACAAAGAATGCAAAAGGTCAATTGTCACTTGACATTACAGGTCATGTTTCATTATCTAATCAGAATGAAGTGCCAATGGTATTTTATTCAATTGATGCAGACGAAGAAGAAATTGAGCCAAATATCAACTTGAACAAATCTTCATTGAAGGTAAAGGTTGATGCAACAAGCAGATTAAAGGCATATCCAACTCCACAGGATGCAACAGTTGTATGGACTTCAAGTGATGATACAAAGGCTTCTGTTGAAGATGGAGTTGTAACAGGTGTGGCAGTTGGTACTGCAACAATTACTGCAAAGATTACTGTTGACAATGTTG